GTCGTGAGATGAAGGCTGGCAAACCACAGAAGCAGGCAATTGCTATTGCAATGTCTAAAGCAGGCCGTAGTCTTCCTGAGCGCAACATGCGGGCCAAGAGAAACAAAGGGAAAAAGTAATGGCTTATTCATATCCAACATACCAGCAGGCAATGCCAGATACGACCCTCTATGAGCGTCTTCAGGGTGGCTATACGCCTATCCAAGGTCGTCCTAATCCCTATCAAGGGATGCTTAGTCAGGATGCTTTAGACTACCAAGCCGATCCTTTTGGTTACGTAAAGAGAAAATTTGGTGGCCTTGATGAAGTATTAAAGAAAGACACACCTGACGTTGGTCTTGGCGGTTTGTTTGGTTCGCAGCCTTCTACTGGTGGGGACTCTGGTAGAGACACTGGTGGTCGTAACTACTACCAAGAACTGGAAGATCGTCTTACTGAACTTAATATCTCAGAAGACGGTATGGACCCAGAAGATGCTCGAGCTGCTGCTGTTAAGTCTGTTTTTGGAATACAGTCTGCAAATAATAAACCTATAGCTGACTTTCTTGGAAATTTAAGTAAATTCAGCATACCCGGATTATTTAGTAAAATTATTGGTGGTAGTCCTTTAGACCAAAGACCTCCTAATGTAGCTATAGATTCAAATGCTATTGCTCGTGCACAACAGCAACGTGAAGCAGATATTCGTGCACAACAGATAGCAGCACAACAGGCAGCTGAACAAGCAGCACGAGACGCTGCACGTAATGTACAACCAATTAGTACATATACTCCTTCGGGTAGTGCAAGTGACTGGTCTCCTGTTGATTCAAGCGGTAATATCTCTTGGAGCGGTCAGACATATTCTCCGTCTGCTTATGAAGGCTTGATGCCGTGAAACACTCAGTAGGTAAACAACTGACAGCTGGAGTGGCTAATACAATCTTTGTAGTCCCTCAAGGATACAAGGCAGAGGTGGATTTGTTATTCATCTCTAACCTTGATGCTAACAACAAGACTACCACGGCTTACTGGCAACACGCTCACGATATTAACCACAAGATTAAGATTATTGACTTGTACCCAATGTCTTCTCATAGCTATTTACAGTTTAGCAATGGGTCTATTGTAATGCAACAAGGGGATTCTTTTGTTATTCAACCACAAGAGGGTGCAATTCAAAGTTGTATCATCACGTTTGACCTAAGAAAAGAACCACAGACTGTCGCATTTGATGGCGAATAAAGGAATAAAATGACATACTTAGAACTTGTCAATTCAGTGTTGCGTAGGTTACGAGAAAGTGAAGTAGACACTGTTCAAGGTGTCGGTAACACAAATAGCTATGCTCGTCTTATTGGTGACTTCATTAACGAATCTAAGAGTCAAGTAGAAGCCACATGGGACTGGAGTGCCCTTCGGTCTACTTTGACCTTAACAACAACACCTAATATCTTTAACTATGAGCTTAATGGTGCCCAGAATAATGCTAAGGTGTTAGATGTCTGGAACGACACCAGCAACATCGAAGTTACCTATCAGACTTCACGTTGGTTTAACGAAGAGTTTCTAATGGCTGAACCTCAGGTAGGTATTCCAGTCTATTATAACTTTAACGGTGTTAGTACAGATCGAGACCTTCAGGTAGATATTTATCCTATTCCTGACGGGGTCTATGACTTACGTTTTAACCTGACTTTACGTAACTTGCCTTTAGAGGCAGATTCAGATACAACAGTGCTTCCTACGCGCCCTATCATCCTGTTAGCCACAGCAATGGCTATTGAGGAGCGTGGTGAAGACGGTGGTCAGCAAAGTATGAATGCTTATGCTGCTGCTCAGTCGGCATTGGCAGATGAAATTGCTTTCGATGCTGCTCGTCACCCAGAGGACACTATTTGGTATAGCGTATGAAACAACTTCAAACACTCTCAGTAGTCTCTCCCGGCTTCTTTGGTTTAAACACCCAAGAGAGTGGTATTACGCTGTCCCCTAACTTTGCACAGTTGACCGACAATGTCATTATTGACAAGTATGGTCGTCTAGGCTCTCGTAAGGGCTGGCAGATGTTAACAGACAGTGGTGCTACTACTTTGTCTGGTGCGGCTCTTGAGTTTCTGATGGAGCATGTCAATGCAGACAATAGTGTTGTTACTATCTCTGGGGGTGATAATACCCTCTTTAAGAATGGTGATGACATCGATGTTCTAGTGGACATTACACCTGCATTATACACCATCACTGGTAATAAATGGAAGGGTGCTTCTCTGTACGACCATGCTATGATTGTACAGAATGGACATGAGCCTATTATCTACACTGAAAGTGCATCCCCTGTAACTCAGACAATGACTGATTACACAGGTGTTACTCAAAGCTATGGCTCTAGTTTCCCTCGTGATGTTATAGCCGCTTACGGGCGCTTCTGGGCACACGATGGGGATACTGTATACTGGTCAACAGATATTGCTGACACAGCTTTCCCAGCCTTCAATGGTGGCACTAGCGGTACTTTAAACATTGCCTCTGTACTACCTAACAACGTAGATACGATTGTTGGTCTTGCCTCACACAATGACTTCTTAATCATTTTCTGTGAGCGTAACGTTGTCATCTACGCAGGTGCTGATAACCCATTAGGTGACTTTAAGCTTTCTGATGTTATCGCTGGTGTAGGCTGTGTTGCTCGTGATTCTATCCAAAGTACTGGTGGGGACTTAATCTTCCTGTCAGACACTGGTGTTCGTTCTTTAGGTCGTTTGTTGCAAGAAAAATCTTTGCCGATGCGTGACCTGACAAAGAATGTACGGGATGATTTGATTAAAGACTTGTTGCAGGAACGAGTTAACAATGGTGATCTGTCTAAAGTAAAGAGTGCATACTCAGAGGTTAACGCCTTCTACTTGCTATCTTTTCCCTCGACATCAACTGTCTACTGTTTGGATATGCGACAGGCATTAGAAGACGGTTCTGCTCGTGTTACTCAGTGGTATGAGTATGAAGCTAAAGCCTTCTGTCGTCGTCGTGACCGTGAGCTGTTAATTGGTAAGACTAACGGTATTGGTCGTTACTACGGTTATACAGATAATGGGGAAGCCTATCGCCTTCGCTACTTCTCACACTATCTTGACCTACAAAGCCCTACGACACTTAAGATACTAAAGCAAATCAGTGCTACGGTCATTGGTGGTAGTAATCAGTCTTTTGTTATCAAGAGTAGTTTTGATTACTCTACTGCTGCTAGGTCTTATCCTTTTACTATTGCTGACCGTGGTGTTTCAGAGTATGGATTAGCCGAATACAACATCTCAGAGTTTTCATTTGGTATTATCTTAGACTCAATCAAGAGTAGTGTCGGTGGAAGTGGTAATACAATTCAAATTGGTTTTGAAGCTAATGTGCAAGGCAACGAACTGTCAGTGCAAAAGCTAGATATTTTTGTTAAAACAGGAAGGACGAGTTAATGTCTAACTATTCTAAAACGACAGACTTTGCAGCTAAAGATGCGCTGTTGACTGGTGACCCGAATAAGATTGTAAAAGGTACTGAGATTAACGATGAGTTTGACGCAATTCAGACCGCTGTTAACAGTAAGGCTAATAATAACAACACAGCCCTCACAGGCATCCCTACAGCCCCTACAGCAACTTTTGGTACTGAGACTACACAGATAGCTACCACAGCGTTTGTTAAGGCTGCTTTGGCTGCTCTACACCCTGTTGGTTCTGTCTACATCAACGCTAACACAGCGACTAACCCTGCTACCTTGTTGGGCTTTGGTACTTGGTCAGCCTTTGGTGCTGGTCGTGTTATGGTTGGCATTGACGCTGGTGATGCTTCTTTTGACACTGCTGGCGAAACTGGTGGTTCTAAGGATGCTATTGTTGTCAGTCACACTCACACAGCTTCTGTTACAGACCCCGGTCACATCCATACAACTCTTGGCTATGGTTACGGTAATTCAGGTACTTATGGTAACGGTGGTGGTGTTGCACAAACAAGTAACAGCACTGCATCAGCTACAACAGGCGTGACTGTATCTGTTAACTCAACAGGCTCTTCAGCCACCAATGCAAACCTCCAACCATATGTCGTGGTATATATGTGGAAACGTACAGCATGATGCCTGAAGTTAAGCACCACTTTAGTGACGGTTTGTATGCCAAAGAAACCTTTATCCCTAAGGACATGGTTCTTAAGCAGCATAAGCATACTTATTCACATTTGTCAATCCTAGCCAAGGGTTCTGTCGTTATAAATAAAGAAGGCGAACTAGAAGTGTATAAAGCACCTTGCTGTATTGACATTGAAAAAGAAATCTCTCATGGAGTTTTAGCTTTAGAGGATTGTGTTTGGTATTGTATCCACGCTACTGATGAAACAGATGCAGACAAAGTGGATGAAGTTTTAATTCAGAAAGAGGTATAATCATGCCATGGATGCTCCCTGCTGCTGTCGTAGGCAGTACATTATTCTCAGCAAATGCAGCACAAAACGCTGGTGCACAAGCTGCTGCAGCACAACAGGCTGCTGGTGAAGCGGCTGCTAAAGCTGCAGAGTTTAAACCATACTCAGTCACTACTGGCTTTGGAACAGGGTATATCAATCCTGAGACCCAACGAGCAGGCTACCAGTTAGACCCTGTACTAGAGGCCTTTAGGAACTCTATGTATGGCGGTGCTGGACAGTTCTTGTCTCAAGTACAGGCTGATCCACAACTTGCTGCTCAGAACTACTATAACCAACAACAAGCTCTAATGGCTGGCGGCCGTGGTGCTGAGGACATTGCCCTACGTCAACAACAGCTCCAACAGGGTCGTATTGGTCTAGGGTTGTCTGGCGCAGCAATGGGTGCTGGCATGGGTACTGGCTATGTCAACCCACAACAGTATCAACGTGACCTAGCTCGTGCTCAGATAGATCAACAACTTGCTGCCTCGTCAAAGCAGATGGCTCAAGCAGACATTGATAAGGCAATTGCTCGTGGTACTGGCTTGTTCCAGACTGGTGCTGGTATCGAAGAACTTGGTCTCCGTCCGCTTACGTTGGGTGCCGACATTGGTTCTAAACAGGCTGTATCCCAAAGTGGACAGGCTCAGGCGTTGCTTGCTGGTGGTCAAGGGGCTGCTAATGCTAACCTTGCAGCGGGTATTAACCAAGCTAACATGTTTGGTGGTCTGGCTGCAGGCATCGCTGGCTTAGACCCAACTAAGCAAAATATTTTCTCAGGCATGTTTGCTAGAAGCTAATAGGAGATAAAGATGGCTGAAAGTATCTATAAATTATTCGACTACGAATCTCCTGCGGCTTTACGAAGCAACTACCTGAAGGGAATCACAAGTCCTACTTCAGGCGGTGATTTGTATTCTCAGCTTGCACAAGCAGGAACAAACACTGGTGCTCTTTTAGGTTATGGCTTAGGTCGTATGTTTGGCTACGATGCCCCGGGTGCCAACAAAGCACAAGCTATCGACCAGATCATGGCAGAGGCTGCTAAAGGTTCGGACCCTCTAGCACAGGCTACACGGGCTTATGAGCTGTTCTCAGCCCAAGGTATGGGTCGTGAGGCTCAGATTGCCATGGAGCGTCTTCAGGAGCTGCAGAAGGAGGCAGATAAACGTCAGTTTGACATTGGTATGGGTGAAGCAGACCTCACGAGTTCTGAGGGTATTCTTCAGCAAGCTAAGGCTGCTTTTGCTGCTGGTGATCGTACTCTTGGTGCAAGTTTAATGAAGGATTATGCTTCTGCTAAAGCTGCTGAGAAAACAGCTGCCGAAGAGTCTAATAAGCTGTTGACCAAACAGGCTGCTATTACACGCAACACCCAGACTATCACTAGATTGACTCCTGATATTGATTCAGAGCTTGCCTCCGGTATTGCCTCAGACCCTGAATTGTACAAAGAGTACGTCAAGGAAGTCTTTAAGACAAACCAAACAAAGAACAATGTTTCATTCCAGAAGGTTAATGGAAATGTAGAGGCTGTTGTTACAGACGCTGCAGGAAACATCCTCAAACGAACAGTCTTAGGGGCGGCTCCTAGCGAAGCACCTAAAGTTTCAATAACGCTCGACCAAAAGGGTAAGGGTAAGTATGCAGAAACTGTAGGTACTGAGGTTGCCAAAGGAGATGTTGCTTTCGTTAATACAGCAGAGAAGGCATCCGAATCATTACCAAAGATTGATCAGACACTAACCCTGCTTACAAAAGGTGATGTAACAACAGGTATTGGTGCTGAACTTCTTTTGAACGTTAACCGTGTACGCTCTCAGTTCCTGAGGGACAAGAAGGCAGGTAAGAACGTAACTGATACACAAGTCTTAGACG